CTCTCTAACGAATCGGCCTTTCTGTTATCTAAAGCCAAGTAGAAAGATAAGGCCACATCGAAAACATTAGCGTTACCATCGCCATGTATGAAGAGAGTGATATAGACTTCATTTGAATACCAACCATAAGACGGTTCAGAAGCAATCTGAACACTAGGAAATTGTGTGAATTGGGAGAAATCGTTGGGTCTAATGATTGACAATGCCTTGAACACCATTGTATCACTTCCTGCCGAGGGCATACGATTACCATAATTCGGTGTTGAACCCTTGACTTGCATCTCTGTTGGAATGATAGGATAAGGTGAAACGCCTATCTCAAAAAGCAACGGACTACTAGAGTCTCCATCGTAATTTGGAATGCTGTCTTGAAACAGGTCTACCTGCAACATATTGTGCCTATACCCTTCCTTGAGGTTGATCTTCTTGGTAATGGCAACAAATTCTTCTGTGCCTAGATTAACATAAGGTATCTCTATGGTTTCTCTGATGAATGATTTAACCATTACTTCTTCCCTCCTGCTTGCTTGTGTGCTGCCTTAACTGCTGCCTTGAATCCACCCTTCTTCCACTTACCATTCTTGAGTTTGTGCTTGGGTGCAATAGCCTTGAACGCCTTCTTGTATCTACGCTGATAGGCAGTAGTTTTCTTACGCTTCTTTGGTGCGACTACGGATTCTTCAATTGCTGCTGCTTGAACCTCGCCCAGTGCTACATCTTGCACATTACCACCAGTAGGAACGATTGTTTCTCCTGCTCTAATGTATATCTGGAGACTAGGAGTTCTACTAAGCAGATATGCTTCGTGTGCAGGTATGGCAATCATAGGGTAAGGCATTACTGTGACAGAGTCGGCTAGACGATTAAATGGGTCTAGCATAATCAATCCTTTTGCTAGTGCCTTTCCTGTATCATAGACCTTATCTGCCGCATGAGCGATAGCAGGGACTTTGCTATGGTAAGGCAAATCAATATCTGGAAGAGAGTCAATCCTATCCAACGCTTCTGATTTAGTTCTTTTAGGCATCTAAAAACCTCCTTAGAGGTCTTGGCCTTGAGTTAGCATCTGGGTCAAATCTCGTTGTGTGATAGACTTGGGTTCTGCAATAATCATAACATCGATTTCTAATGTCTTACTTAGGTGACGTTCCATGTTACTAGCACATACACCAACCAATAGGTCAGTAACAACATCATATCCATCTGGATGTAGGTCGGGTGTGCCGTAGTGGTTAGAACGGTTGTCTTGATATGAAGCGGTATCTACAGCGGGTGCAATAGTAACCGAATCAAAAGTAGACTGATATTCTAGGATAGAGATAACGTTAGGGCTACCAATTCCTACATCATTTGCATTCTCGTATGCAGTAGTTGTAGTGAATACTTTGAGGTATGATTCTTGGTCATTGACACCTGCACCCAAAACGAGCAATGCTTCATTGAAAACACCTGTTGTTTCGCTTGGGTCACGCACTTGATAGCGGATTTCCTTGATTGCAAGACCGTCTTTTTTGACGATATTAACATAATCTGATAAGTCAATTCTTCCGTATACTAATGCGGTGTTTCCGCTTCCGTTTACATCAAATTGAAGTCTGTCTCGTAAAATAACATCTCTGCTGCCTTTAGCCATAATTTAGATTGAAATTATTGCTATTTGTATGAAGATATATGAGGGTGGTAACAATTTTGTCAACTTATGCAAGAAATAGCATTCAGTGAAGCCTTGAAAGTCGTCGGAATTTTTTACACCGATTCAGAAATAGCAAAAATTTGTGGCACATCTCGTCAAGCCGTGAACAAATGGTGGGGTATGACTCGCCAACCACAGAGAAGAATCTTGGGTAAATTCTGGCCTTTGTATCAACAATGTGCAAAGAAGCAACAACAATCCGAAACAAAGCAAGATGAATGTCGGAAATTGATTCCAAAATATGAGCATAATTGGAATGGTCGCATCTCCTTGCAAGAAGAATTGTTACATCATCCCGAATGGTTCGTTAGAACACGGTCTCCTTGGCTTCTATTCGACTCCTTCTATCATTTTGGCTACAACCGCCGAGGCGATTACCAGACATTGATCGGAACCAATGAAGAACCATTCAGTGGTTGGGATACAACCCAACAGGCCAAAGATGACCGAGAATGGTGGCTCAAGCACTGGCGGTCTTGATGCCTCGCTTGATGTTGATGGGAAATGTCTTGGGCGGAGTGAATTGATGCAATTGGTCTTGCATTTTGGCAGGTTGCTTAACCAATCGTCGAACGGATGATTGACTCCATTCCTTGCCTGTGGCGGTCTTGATGCCCCAATTGTTGAGGTCTCGACTGATGGCGGAGAAGGATTGGCCTTTGTTATCATTCCAAGAATCCTTGACATGTTGGATTACTGCCTGTTGATGCCAGTCTGGATTCATTCGTCCATCATCCTCATTCCAGAACCATCCATAGACGGCGTGAGAGGACTTCTTGAGTTGTTCTTGGAGTCGTTGCATTCCACCTTGAGTTCTCTCGGCTCGTTGCTCGTTTTCCATCTCTGAAACCATCAACAATGTATGCCACATCATTCTTCCAGCAGATGATGTCGTTGAAGCAAAACAATCGCTAGTTTTGATGATGACTTGAGGATATTCTTTCGCCATCAAATCCATCCAAGCCGAACCATTAGCAACACGACGGAAAAAGCGATTGACATATGTTCCGTAGATGATTGTTATTTTGCCATCTGCAACATCTTGCATCATGTCTGAACCTGCTGGTCTATCGGTAAAGTTGGGATGTGATTTGGCGGAGACTCCATCATCAACATACAACGAACATTCGTCCACATCATAACCCTCTGCTAGAAGGAATGGTCGGAGTTTCATCAGTTGGGAATCTACAGTTTGGTCGCCAGTTGAAACACGGAGGTAGACGGCTACGTTTTCATGTTTTTTGGGCATCTCCAATTCGTGATTGTTACCACTAAGATATAGTTTCACAGTCTCTTCAAAGATGGTCTCGTTTTGCAGGTCAATGGGGTTCAGTATAACGTCCGACATTACCCATCGCTACCCATTGACACTTATAACGCGTTCTATGAACAATTAGAGCATCCTCAAATTGCCCGAATCGGTGTATTTTGTCGGTGGCCATTGGTCACGAATTGCCCCAGAAACTAATCCTTGAACGAGGTTGAAACGCAACCAGTCTGGAACTTCTCCTGCTGCCGTTCCAAATGCTTGGTCAAATCCTGCCATTTGTCGGCTTTTAGCGACTTCTGAGCGTATTGCAGGTGTGTCAAGCATCTCTTCTTCATCTCTAGTGCTAATTGGTAGGAAGAAGCCACCACTTCCAACGCCCGAAAGCATATACTCAGGTCGGATGCCACCAAATCGCCACATCGGAAACACATTGCCACGTAGTGTGGATTTGGTAGTCATATGTCCATTTGACATAAGTTCCATGCAATGAGCCTCATGCTTTTCCCTTAGAATGCCTATACCACTCTCTAACGAATCGGCCTTTCTGTTATCTAAAGCCAAGTAGAAAGATAAGGCCACATCGAAAACATTAGCGTTACCATCGCCATGTATGAAGAGAGTGATATAGACTTCATTTGAATACCAA